GGCGGTTGTTCGGACGGAAAGTCGATTGGACGAAGCTCCAACTCGCTTGGCCGTCGAGCTCTGCGTCCATGGACTCCAGTCGGAAGGATGGAGGTGCCATGGCTGAAGTGAAGGAGTGGCTTGGGGAAAGGATCTGTCTGTCGAAAGACATGTTCCGCCCTGTTGCCATCCGCGCCTCATTTGACGATGAGTACTGCGAGGATGAAGAAGCACTATGCCCCATGGGACTGTCCCCGGCCGTGGCCGAGGAACTAGTGCGTCTGCAGGCAGTTCTCGTCAAAGAGACAGCGCAGCAGGATGAGTGGAGATGCTCTCCAGTTGCGCTACCGGAACCACTAAAGACACGAATCGTGACGAAGGGTCCGGCACTCGCATATCATGCGTTGATGCCAGTCCAGAAACTCCTCTGGAACGCCGTCAGATCAGATCAACGATTTCTGATTGATCGGCCTCTTACAGGAGTGGACGTTGGAAAAGTGTTTGGAGGGTACTTGAGCCCGTTTAAGAAGTGGGTCTCAGGGGACTATAAGGCAGCGACGGATAATCTGGCGGAGGAGCTTTCGGATGCGATCGCTCTCGAGATTGCCATCGTAACGGAAATGCCGGTGGATTATTGGTGGTTGCTCCGGAAGGCGTTGATCGGGCATGAGTATGAGTATGAGGCTGAGAAGGCGCCACAGGCGCGTGGACAGCTCATGGGCTCGCCCGTATCGTTCCCTATCCTCTGTATTGCAAACGCGGCCGTGATTTGGGCGGCAATTGCACCGGAGGAACGCAGGTTCGATAAGGTGTTGATGATGATCAACGGGGACGATTGTCTGTTTCAGGCAGATGCTAAACAGTACGGTCGATGGAAGGAAGTCGCAGCGGACGCGGGGTTGGCCCCGTCCGTTGGGAAGACTTATTGGGATGAACGCTTCTTCGTTATGAATTCACAGCTGTACGACAGCACCGTTCAGGTGGTCGGTCAGTTGCTCGATTACGACGAAGTCCCGTACGTGAACCTCAACCTTTTGCTTGGTTTGAAGCGTTCTGGCGGGAAAGCGGATAGTGCGGATGACTTGGGTCTAGAGAAGAGGACCAAGTTCGTAGAGTTCGCGGGATTGGGGGCGAGATGTCGCTCTTACGTCCGTGGCTACGAAAGTCGGTTTGAGGAATTCCTCACCGACTTCGTCGCATTTAACCGTAAGCGTCTGGACGAGTATCGAAACCGTCCGTGGTATGTACCGGAAGAGTTCGGCGGTTGGGGATTGCCTACAAGTTGTAGGAATCGTCCGCGAATGATGGAAATGCTCCGTGTTAACCGGGCAGTGCAGCAGCGCGAATCGGCGCCAAGCTGTACGCTTAGTGAAAACGGATCACCGTTCTTTCGGAGAGCCCTCTCAATGCTCCCTCAAGACGAGATGGTGTATCGATATAAACAGCCAGAGGCCGGTAAGCTCATCTGGGCTGCTCTCTTTGATGAGGAGCAGAATGAGGATGAGTCCCGGTTCCAGGAGATGCGAAGACGCCGTAAGGCGGTGTTGGCATTCTGGAAGGATCGGCTGATGCAGGAAATGGACGCGGACCTTGAATGTCGTCTGCGTGTCCCACTCTCGATCGCGACTGCGGTCGGTGAAGTGAGACTCCTGGATATCGACGGTGTCCCGGGAAAGACAATGCGGCTACTCGATCGTGAGTACGCAAAGGTCATCGCCCAAGGACCGGGGCGGTGGGTTCCAAACTGTTCAATCGTTGGGGTTGACAGCGAAACCATTGCTCGGCACGACCGAGACCCTCAGTGGGTTCTCGGCCGTGGGAAGTG